TCAAATCAGGAATAGGTATCAAAGCTGACCACACTTTAATCATTGGTAGAGAGCGAGTGCGAATTGTAGCTGGTTTATGCAAAGCCGAAGGCGGAGAAAGGCTCGTTTGTCTTAACGAAGATATCACACCCAGGATTGAAATAGCGGCAGCAAATGATGATAAGGCACAACCTGCGGTATTGGGAGATAATTTGGTAAAGTATTTACGCAAAGTATCTGACAGGATAGATAAATTGACAATGAAGTGTCACTCTTTAGAAGAGAAAATTATGCGGTATCGAGTGGCGCTGGCTCTTCATTTCCATTCAGGAGCAGGAATTGGTTACATTCAGACCTTTCCTGACCCCGTTTTGGTTTCGAATGCCATGACGAATGTGGGCAAGTTTTTCAATACTAGCAGAGAAAACATTATCGATACGTATAACAATTACATTGAAGACATGATGGTATTTGGTACGAGTGATGAGATGATAGGCGCACCAGAAGAATCGAAAATTCGTAGCTCAACTGTGTACATAGGAAACTAACATGGCAGAAGTTGATTTCACCAAATACCAAATAGACGTATGCGAACAGCCAGAGCCACTGCCGCCTCTCAAGAAGATGTGCGCCCCATGCACCCCTAACAAGAGTTTTATCGAACCCGATTGGATCCAACGCGTAGGCGATCCCTACCTTAACGAAAAAACTTGTGAATACATGGTATGCGTTACCGTCAACAAAAATGGGAATAGCGTTAAACTCGGCAGACTAGAGGGGAACTCATCGGTTTTAGATTTTCGCAATTATGCACCAGGAGTAGAGAGAGAACGATTATTTCGGAAATTTGTTCAACCTGGCTTAATACTCATGCTGCAGCGTTTTGGAAAGCTTATAGCTGATCAGATTATCTGCGCACGTTTCGATGGACCCACACTGCGAGGATTGACCCCCGAGGAGCTGCTCGAGACTTATGATGAATTTAAGAAAGTGTTTATGCTTCTTAAAGATGATCCTTTGGGCAATCTGGCAGACATTGTTGGTGTTCAAATGGGAGGTAAGGATAGCCCAACCGTGAAGCCATGTAAGGATTTCATTCCTACTGATCTTGAAAATATTATACCTGTCCCTGGAGAGCCTTATAACTTAACTGAGGCTATTGTGGAAATAATGGCTAAGGCTCCCGAGGTTACCAATCCGTATGCATTGGAACTTTATGCTTATGCCAAAGATTTCTATATTGAAGCCGGTGCTCCCTTAAAAGTATTAATTGCAATTCCAGCTTTTATTTTGGATTCTGTTCCTGATACCCCTACTACAAGAGACATACAGGACGAAGCCGTTCAAACGAGAGCAGAAGTAGAACTCGACATTGGAAAACTCTTCGGGCAAGTAACGCGCTTATCTTCTGCGTTATTTGTCTATGGCAAGTATCAATCTCACTTTTATCAAACCCAAGATGGTTTTGTGGTTTTTAAGAAAACATTTACGAATGCCGAGGGAGAAAGCAAAGAGATCAGCAAAGATTTTTATGCCTCTCAATATTCTGGCAAAGTCTTAAATTTTTATGATAAACTAAAAGAGGTTGGGAAGGACAACAAGTTCAACCTTCGATCTGAGCTTCCTAGTATAATAATGAAGAATGCGTCAAGGCTGAAGATCATTTTCGACACCAGCGATCCAGACAATCCTTACAGAATTAAAGAAATCAAAGCTAAACAGCGTGGCTGTCCCTACCAAACCTTTACGAAATCGCTGGACAAACTTGGAACGATTAACAAAGATGGGCTTATTATCCCTGATGACCCCACTCTTCTTAACTATTTTGCGAAGCTTTCGGAAATTGACGTTGCTTTAAACGCCAAAAAGTCTTACCCTTGGATGGATTTTTTATTAAAATTTACTTTTCCTTTGTTATCGGTATCTTATGGCAACTTGAGCCTCGATGCTGTAGAAGACACTGCAGGCTCTTGTGTAGCTGAGAATGTAAATAGCTTTGGTGTGGAACTTAAAGATTACATCTTGGATGAAGTTCTGTCGTTGATGGAAGTATTCCAGTTTACCTACAGTTCTCACAATTGCACGGCTGTCGATGATCTATCTGGCGAACCAGAAGTGGTTGAACGGCAGAAGAAGCAAAACCCGTCAGGACGCCAAGCCAAACGAGAAACAAAAGCCTCTCAAGAAGCCGAAATTGAAAGACAATTGGAATCTTACACACAATCTATTTCCCAATACCAACAGCAAAAAACCCTTTATGAAGCAGAACTTACATCTCTTCTGGCTCGTCAAACTTTGGAGACTCGAGATGAGAACAAGCCGCAAAGACAAGACCTCAGAAGAAGAATTGATTCCATGGAATCCATGATCAAGGCACTAGAGAAGAAAAAGAAAGAAGAATATAAAAAACTTAATGATAAGGAAACTCGTAAAGATAATCGTAAAGAGGCTAATCAAGCCCGACGGGATGCTGCGAGGGCTCGTGCCGATGAAGCTCACCCTTATGTTTTAAAAGCCCGAGAGCTGGCAATGGAAAAAATCGCAACTCAAGACAATCTCTTAACGACTTTGTATGATTTCGACAAGTTCAGTTCCGAGGGTTTCGCAGGAGTGACAGCCAAAGACCTTGGAACCGACGATCAGTTTAAGGCTCTTCTTAAAAGAATGTCATTATGCAATGTGCGCTCTTTAGCGCTACAGGCAGCTCGCTGCCTGTTTAGCGGTGTGACGGAAGAAGATGCTCTAACTAAAATTGTTAAAGCCACCTTGTCTGCAATGGATTTGGATGTTTTTGGAATCTTTGTAAAGGGGTTACCTCCTCAAGTTCAACAGGACATAAAAGCTAAACTTCAGGAAAATTTTGAAGGCTTACCGCTTCCGTGGGAAGAAGGCTATGACGCCGGGGCACTAGATAATACCAATCCGTATACGCTGGCACTTAAGACTCCCGTTGAACGACTTGAGGCAAGAACCGAACGGGTAGAGAGAAGGATCGAGAAGGCGCAAACCACCGTAGAAGCACAAGAAGCTCGCGGAGTAAAAATGAATGATCTAATACACGAAATTTCTCGGACTGAAATAAAGATAGAAGAAATAGTGCAAGAGACTTGGAGACAAAAATCTTTATCGGAGGAATCAAGGAAGGCTGCAGAACGGGGCGGAATGGGTTCTACAACCGCAAAAGAAGTCAGTGACGCTGCCGTAGCGAAAATGCAAGAACTCGATGAGGAGCGCCTTGTTGCCGAAAGCAATTTGAGATTCTTAGAGCAGGATAAAATAAATCTGCTGGCAGAAATTGATGAAGCCGCAAAGAAAGCCACGAAAGCACAAGAGACCGCAACAGAACTAGAAGAGCGCTGGGCAGAACTTACAGATGAAGAGAGAGTCTCGGCTGCACAAAGCGCCACCGATCAATCTAGAATTGAATTAGATGGAGATCCTGATAACCTTGGCTCCCCAGGAACTTACGGTTCTGCATTGGGTAATGCGCAAGAGTTAATTATGGATGCTTACATTGATTATGTGATGGATGTGATGCAAATCCAGGAGCTTTATGCCCTCCTAGATCGCTTCCCAGGATCTGAGATCATCGGCGCAGTTTTAACCGATTTCGGATGTTCAGTTCAGGGACTATACAATCCTCCGATTAAAAGTTTCCTATCGACTTTAGCTCTGGATACGTGTGGAGGATTATCTGGAGGCTTGACTGTTCCTACCGTGGCGAAGTTGCCCAATTTTAACATTCAAGGCCAGATGCTTACTCGAATGAAGAAGACTTTTGTTACCGGCATCGAATCTTTGATTGTAGAAGTCATGAAAAGATTGATTCTTAAGGTGTTTGAAACTATCGACGGAGCATTGTGTAAAAGCATAAATGCCGTCGGCACTTCCGCTGCAAGCCTTTTCTCTCCCGATGGTCTTGATGATGCCATGAAAGAAGCATTTTGTCCAGATGGTGACAAAGATGACTTAAAAAATACTAAAGATAATTTATTCAAGGCCTCAGGATTAGGATCGGATGTTACTGATGACTCATTTGATTGTCTATATCGTGTTCTTAATTCTATTTTGTCCCAAAACGAATATACTGATTTGTTTATAAATAATCCTGGACAAATGAACCCTGAGACTTTGCGCAAGATAGCAGAAGCCGTGAAAGCTTTCTGCCCAGAGTTTGCAGGAGTTTTTGGTACTCCCAAGCAAGTAGGAGATGTATTCGGAAACATGAATAAATACATTCCTCCTGCATTACGAGAATTTCTCCGAGGGGAAGTCCAAGGTCAACCCGATGGTCCCGTTTATAGCCAAATTTGTCTATCTCAAGAACAATTCGATCAATGGAATAATGACAGGAAGAATTTGCTTACGGCACAAGGCCTGGATCTAGCCACAGCTCAAGATATGATAGATAGAGCAAACAAGCAAGCCTTGGATGATCTAGGCGCCCTAGCTGACTTGCTAGCCAAGGGTCCCGACGGAGTTATCAAAGACGCTCTAGACTCCCTTATGAACCCCACCGACCCTGCCTGTGCTGTGGACACAGGACAATTAGTATTTGAAGATGAAGAAGAGGCCGCAGAGAAAAGTGCGGTGTTCAAAGGTTTCTTCGAGATGTTAGAAAAGCTTTTCTATAGAGATCTCATTGGAAGACCGCGCTCTATTCTAAATAATATTCTTATAGATTCGAACAATGTACGGCTGGGATCTCATGAACTTTATGCAAGATTGCCCATAATTTTTCCTAACTATGTAAATTCAGTTGAAGATTGGGATTTTAGAAAAGACAATGGCAGTCGAATTTATACTTGGAGAATGGAAAAGAATAGACAAGTGGGGATGTTCCCTGAAACCGTTGGGATCTGGATGAAAAAAGAACTCGATAAACAGTCTTTTGCTTACAATACCACCCCAGGACAAGCGGCTATTGTGATGACCTATGAGGATAATGGCGGAGGAGAAGGAAAGCCCGAATATAAGTTCGAAGTTAATTATTATGTAGAGCATGAGCCCAAAGATCTTAAAGAAATTGTGGTGGATCAGTTTTACATTGGAGCGCTCACTCGTAAACAAATGAAAAAGCTCGGCTTAGTGGGACTTCCTGGTACTGAAGAGCTATTCCCCGGGGATGAAGTGGAAGTGGAAAGCTTTATCGACTTAGAAAAGTATGATACTTTTGATTATGACGATTACAAAAGTGAATTTTCTTATCAATCTCGGATTTTTAAAACTTTCTTGGAAGACAAAGTGGATGGAAAAATTAATGACAATAATACGCTGAACGACATTTACGGGGAAATCAACGCTGCTGTATTAAACTTTGGACGTAGTGCCATAACTACTACAGCCGACGGTGGGATACCTACTGGGTTTAAGTTTGGCTACGATGCCGAAGCTGCAATCACTTTCCCTGACTTGCTTTATGTAGACCCTGACGCAGACCCCGATGATCCCTCAACCTGGATGTATACACATGAAAACGAGGAGGCAATCTTAGGAAAAAGTGCAACCGAAAATCCTCGAGTTCATTTTTTAGATCCAACCATTCATGGCGGAAGCTATAAACGTCCGTTTAAGTTTATCGAACCAGCAACTTACAATGGCTGGCTCGGGATGATAAAAACCTTTATCCCCGAGGTCAAAGAGTGCGATAACACCGATACAGGCTTCCTCGATGTGGATGCGATTTCAAAGAGAGCAAAGTTTGTAGAAAACAGCTTGCCTTTTGATGAGAGGCTTTCAACTCCTGTCAATTGTCGCTTTGAGGCTCCTTATGACAAGATAGCAGCCCCCGCCACCCACGGGATCATGGAAGGCGTTGTGGTATCAACCACAAAAATTTATTCCACTGAATTCATCTTGAAGACGTTGGCGGTTTTTAGTAGCGTTGAGTTTTCGGAACTTAATATTGATGACACTTTCTTGGCAGTATTGATGAAAGAAATTGAAGTCGGACTTATGCAGGAAACTTCCCGTTGGAATCTAGTACAAGGCTATACTTATTATTTACTCTTTTTGGAACAAGCCGTTCAGGTTGTTCAGCGCCAAATAAAAGATGGTCTGATGGAAAAGACAGCAGAGATCGAAGAAGCCATGAATATCATTAATGATGCTCAAAGAGCATACGATCCATTTAATGTAGAGAATTTTATTGAAGGAGCCGCAATAATTGCGTTTGGCAAGGAGGCTTTTGATGAAGATGGGAACATAGATCGTGAAAAACTCTCAGCGGATAAAGTCAAGATCCTACGCAAAATGGCTTTGATGACTCCCTTTAAACTTCAAATAGCTACCAAAATCAAAACCATTAACGACACCAAAAAACAAGGTGAAATTATTTATGGAGCCTTGGTGAAGCAGGAACTAGGAGATTTGATTAATAAAATCAATCTTAATTTACGACCTCGACCTCACATTAAGGACATCCGTAAATATCTCCTTTCCCGCAATGGAATTTTGTTTGCATCTGGTCTGAGATCGGGAGAAATGGTAATAGAACAGCCAGTCTTTGAAGGACAAAGCGGACTGGACTATGGAGAGATCCCTAACGTGGTCAGAGATGTAGATACAGAAAATCCTCTGGCTGGTCAGGAACTTAAGATCGGAGCAGGAAATTTTAGTGTCCCAGGAAATAAAAACTTAGCCGAATTCTTTTTAGAAGGATCAAAATCCATGGCTCTTTCTGCAGCAACTGAATTTGTTAGTGAAGGAACAGAAGGTGCTGTGGGCGTGGTAGCAGAATTTTTGAAAGGCAAATTCAAGGCCGCGCTCGATCTAGGAAAGGCTGGGATTTTTTATTTAGAAAAGTATTTGAGAGTCACCACAAAGGAAGGAATTAGCCAAGTATACAACATTCAAGAGTTTCAAGAATATTTAAGAAATACAGCAGATACACGAGATCCCGAGAGTAAAATCTCCGATAATTTTGGAAACGCTTCCCTGTATGAGACTTTGGGTGAAGGTACAGTAATACAAGGGACAATTGGAATAAAATTCGGAGTCCGATTGATTTACTCCCCACCACCAGGATTTGATTATGCCACACCTTCTGGTCGCAAAAAGGAACGAACTTATCGGTTGGCTAACATACCCGTTAAAGTTAAGTTTGATGAAAGTTTCTATAAAGTATTGGAGACCTTTCCGGATAAAGTTCAAGAGTTTTTAGCACCAGCCTTGGATAAAATGGAACTTGATGTCCCATCGCTCTCGAGAGCCATCCCTATAATTATTTTTGAGCAAGACATCAAGGATAAAAAAATGTCTGAACTGGATTTGGATGATCCAAACTTTGGAGAAGATTTAAAATGCTATGTTGATAATCTAGTGTTGGAAGAGGATTTTGATGTTTTATTTGATTTTTGTTTCCCTATAAAATCTTACATTTCTTTATTTGGAATCTATTCTTATTATGGCTTTTTCCCAAGTATCGGAGAGGACGAAGAAGAAATTGATAAAGATGCACGAGGCATGGCTAATGGTTATTGGCGCGATAGTGTTTTCCGAAGATCCAAAGAAACCTTACGAGATCTCTTCAACGATACTTATCGAACAGATGATGATGTAAAAGATGAGAGAAGAGGCAGAACCAAAGATAAGAACGCTAAGTTCTTGAAGAATCTTATGCCCGATGCATTCTTAAATATCGATTCGAGCGTAAGATGGTGGCAACGATTTAGAATGGTTGATGTGAATCCATTCGACGCAGAAGGAAATTCCTGCAAAAATGATTTCCAAAGTTTATTTGATTGAGGGTAAAAAATGTCTATTTCACTAATCTTTCCTTTACAGCCTGGAGTTAACGGCTTCGAATCGTTTTCTGATGCTGAGACAAAGGAAGCTATTAAGCAAAATTTAAAAATGTTATTGTTAACAAGNCCAGGAGAATATGTAATGGATTCTAACTTCGGGGTCGGTCTTTATAATTATTTATTTGAACAGCAAGGAACGGCTGCTGTTGATAATATCCAACCTTCTATTCACAAACAAGTGGCGACCTACATGCCTTATGTACAGATCCAACAGATAGATTTGGACTTTGGAAGCATCGACAATAATGCCATGAGAGTAAGAATTAAATATAAAACCTCTCAGTCCGAGATTAATGAGGAGTTCAACCTCGTGGTTTCTGCTTAACTTTTGATGATTAAACTATTTATTTTTAGAAAGAGGGAGCCCGATGGCCAAATTAAAAAATACACCAATTAAATACACAAACAGAGACTTTGATTCTATAAAAGAGGATTTGCTTAATCATGCCAAGCGTTATTACTCCGATGACTGGAAGGATTTTTCTAAATCTACCATCAACGCCCTGTTGATTGATTCGGTAGCCTACGTAGGTGATGTTCTTTCGTATTATTTGGATTACCAAGCCAATGAAAGCTTTATCGATACCGCTTTAGAATTCAACAACATTCGCAAACATGCTCGAGCCCTCGGATACAAATTCTCA